TGCGTAATCAAAAAAGTCTGCTGTTGTCACTGTGACTACATCAACCATGTCCTCGAAAGAGTCCAAGTTGCTAAAGTTGCCCGATGAGTTGGATCCCATTGCCGCCATCTGAATACCACCACCTCTATCATCCACAGCGTTTACTGCGATACCAAATGCACCGTTTCCAAATATAATGTTTGATTCCATGTGTGGTGTGAGTGCCAATCCAGCAGCACCGCCAGCGGTGGCATCAATACCATCTCCACCATTATTTACAATCGTGCAATCTGATATGTTGGTGGATGCTTTTGCACTTGTACTATTATACCGCACACCGTCACCGTGACAGTTTGTAATCACACAATTTCTGATGTCTGTGGTGTGTGTTGTTACTTCCAGACCAACACCATCACCCGAACCAGATCCAAGTCCACCACCAATAAATCTACAATCATAAATTCTAGAGTTTGCTCTTACGTCCACCACTCTATCAAATTGTTGTGTGGTTGCCTCGAAAACACAATTGTAAAACGAAGTCGAGGATATAATCATAACCTCTGAGGCGTTGTTTGCTGGTGCCGCTTTGAAACTACATCCATACCACGCTTGTTGATCTGTATCGGTAGTCGCTTCCTCGACAATCGAACCCTGTGAATATGATGCGTTTGTGTTTTCAAATGACAAACACTTGTAGTATGTGAACTCTTCACCTTGAACCATACCTTGATTGAGGTTGGTGCTACAGACAAACTTTGGGTAGTCTGTTAGATCTAGTCTCAACCCACCCTCCAACCACTTAGGTCGAAGAATGTTGCCACTCGCGTCAGCACCTACCCACTGGTTTGGTTGCTCATCTGTGGGTGTTGATCCAGAAAAGATAAGTTGTGTGGTGACATTGTAAGTACCCGTGAGAAATATGAATCTCTTGTTTGCTCGGTCAAGTCCCTCGATATTGGTTGACCAATCTCCACTGCTAATCGCAGGTAAAGCGTTTGCGATAGAACTCCCAGAGTTATCGCCTGCACCAGCAGGTGAAATGAATACGTCAGTTAGTGCCATATCAAGTTCCCTCGAAAGTCATGAACGCTTGAATCCCAGTGATACCACCGGAGATAGAGGTAATATCGAGATAGACAAAACTACTTCCGGTGATTGCGGAACTTGAGATCGTAGAGGAGGTAAATCCAAAGTCATTACCAGTCTGTCCCAACTCGATTGTCGCTAGGGTTCGGGCGCCCGTGGTCGCAGCACCGAAAGGATCTGTTCCTGCTTGGACAAACGATGCCGTCACACCACCTGTAATTGAAGTCCTAACTCCGACCTCTTTGACTGTTGCGTTGAATGGAATGAACTTCAGTGCATCTAGTTTTTCATCCGCTGCGATTCCAGATGAGGACTGGATTGTAAAGTGAGCAACCTCTTTGCCTGATATTAGATGTGATCCATCAGCGAATGTTACGCCTGCGTTAGTTGAAATACCAGACACATGAATTGTTTGTTGTGAGTCAATGCCTAGATAACCCACATTTGCAATGGTCTCCATTGTGAGTCCACCGCCTGTCGTGCCTCCAGAGACTTGAATGTTTCCAGTTGCACCCCCGATGGTTTGAACAGCAGTTACCAAGTTGGGGATGACATAAACATAAACCACATCATTCAGAGAGGGTGATGTATCCACTTCAATACCAGATGTCGCAGTAATCGTAAGAATACTACTACTAAACCCTGCTATACTGGTCTCGCCTGCATCAACAGCAGCAATCAGCAACTCAGTACCATCTTCTTTTAGCACCTGAACAAATCCACCATTTGAGGCGAACAAGGTCATGATGGAAGATATATCGTTTCCGTTGGCGTCCGTATCGTGTATCGAAAGAATATCAACTGCCGTTCCCGAGATATTGGATGACATCTTGATACCACCAGCACTGGGCGACTCTGCGGCACCTGTATGTGTAACGGTATATTTGAGTCCTGCACGGAACGCTGTGGACTGGTGTGTTCCATCTGGGAAAGTAATTCCAGATGTTTGCATGGAGATACCACCACTTACAGCGACACTGCCTGCAAACTCTTGATTGGAACTAAAGAGGTTAGTTGCGTTGATAGCAGCGATGTTTGTAACGGCACCAGTTGCTCCGTTGACACTCGCAACGCCTTCGACAGTCCCGGTATTCCCATTGAAGGAAGATACCGCCTCAACATTTCCGGCGGCACCATTCACAGTCGTTGAGGATAGTGTGACTGCTCCGGTGCTTCCATTTACTGAATTGACGCCTTCGACTGTGCCTGTTGCTCCATTGAAAGTAGACACGACCTGAACATCACCACTCACGCCATTGACTGTGTTGACGCCGACCAGATCGACTAAAGTCACCGCACCAGTCGCCCCGTTTACTGAGTTGACGCCGACAATTGATCCAGTAGCACCATTGAATGTATTGACGCCTTCAATTGTGCCTGTTGCACCATTGAACGTGTTGACCACCTCAATGTTGAACATGGTAGCACCAGTAACATTCGAACCCGTGCTTCCGTTGATGGTGAATGTGATATCACCTGTTCCGCCATTGAAAGTGTTTACAATGTTAGGGGAAGTAACACCTCCACTTAGTCCTGCCCTTTTGAATGGATTGGATATCGGTGGATACAAGTCAGCAGGAAATTTTACGCCTGCGGATGCTGAAGTCAGACCCTCCGCACGAATAACACCAGATGATGTCGGCCCGGTAACAGTGGTAAACACCATGTTATTTTGACCCACGACATATTTCGTGGTTGGTTTGGCGTTCGGATCGACACCAGCAGGAAGTGGATTATTCTGAGTCAGATAGTCAATAATTTCTTCGCGGTTCGCGGTCACAAGAGACTTGAAAGAATCAGTGATGATACTCGTGTTTCCAACTAAAGATATACCACCAGAGGGATTCAGAATAATTCGAACCCCCTGTAGTTGTGCTTCAGAAATAATTTCTTGTGGTGTCATCCTTTATCCTCAATACACCACTGGATATGGTGGATTTAGATTGATCATGGGACCAATCATCTCCAGTCGAGATTGTCCCAGTGATGATTGGACTGCGAACTTACCACCTACGTTGAACTGACAATCTCCCTGAACCTTGAACTGTTGATTGCCATCAGTTCTAAACAAGCAGTCACCCTTTGTATAAATTTCACTGTTACCATCGACGGTAATGTAGCAAGTGCCTCGAACGTGAACTTGCTTATTGTTGGCAACGACTTCATATCCATCACCCAGAATTTTCTGAACACGACTACCATCAGGATGATATTCATCAAACGACCCGGACCTATGGAGGATGTTGATTCTCTCCGCACCGGGTGTGTCATCCATCTCTAAGATGTGACCAGACTCAGTTTGGGTAATGTGATTGAATGGGTATGATGCAGCGTACGGAGGATCGGGTTCAGGCAACTTTGGTTCGCCAAACAAGTGTGAAGCAGGCAACATCTCATCGATGTTTGACTCCTTGAACTCGACTGATGTTCCCTCTTTGTTTCCATATGCAAGTCTAGGTGTGTCGGGGAATCCCACTCTTGTTGGATACGTTCCATTTGGATCATTGAACCCCATGCCCGGGTTCGCGGCCGCGAGGGGAACGCCACCAATAGTTCCCATGAAAATAGGTTGTTGTGCTTTATCACCATCTTGGAAAAAACCGACAACCCAAGTCCCTTCCACTGGACCGACCGGAGCAGTACCAACCTCAGAACTTGCCGCACTTGTGATTGGTTGCATTGGAGTCGCCCAAGGAAGATCCTCGGTAGGCAACTCGCTCTTGTCCTCTGTGTGATATCCAATACAACGAACCTTGCAGCGACCGAGAGTATCTGGATCATCTCTACTTTCAACGACACCAATAAACCAAACAAAGTTTGGTGTCTCTACAGTATTTCTTTCGCTCATGTCAACAATACTCCTTGAACAGCATCACCTATCGTACCCGATCTTCCCAAGAACTTACCCTCACTTGGATACTCAAGAGGCAAACCTGATCTAGACAATTCTAAGGTATTAGTATACTCATTTGAATCAATGTCATGTCTGATTGCAGTAATCGTATACACTCCACTTGATCTCTGATCAAACCAGATTGGTTCACTATTATCTATGGGGTCTGCCCTCGGGATTAGAATTTCAACGTGGTCACCAAGTTCAAGTAAAGAGTTGCCTGGAATCATAATCTTCACTTGCTGCGATCTCAACTGATTGATTAGAACGACTCTAGACCCTCTGTACTTGTCTGGTTCGGATTGATACCGTTCTGTATTCGACTCTGTATTCGATCTTGCAGTTTTAGGTTCGACTATAATTCTGTTCTTACCCTCTAGGTATTTCGAATTGGTCGGGACCACTGGGTGTTTTGCTTCTCTGTCATAGTCCTTGAAGTCTGGATAATAACTGTTCGTTGATGCCGATACGTTCTTACCCCAGATGTCATAGGAATACACTTGAGTTGCAAATTGACCAGACTCCATAGACTTTACATGATCAGACTGTGTGACTGGAGTATAGTCTCTAAGATTTGTGAATCCCTCTAGAAAAGATTGGTTCCTATTTGGCGATTCCACATCTCTTTGTGCTGTTGGTTTTAGTGTGTATGTCGCTTTTGTCTCTTTAGTTTTTCTATTGACAATCGACGAAATACTCTTGAAGTTGTATCCGTTACGATCCTCATAGAAAATAAAATCCGACTGACCCTTATCGTTTAGGGCAAGAGGCACGATAGATTTGATCGCAGTAATTGGCCTCATATTGGGAAAAACAAACTTGGGTATGTCATTAGAACTCTTCTCTGAGTTGAGACTTCCATCGAGATACTCGGAGCAAATAGTCTCGATAATACTTTCTGGACTTCCAGACAAAGCCCTTGCAACTCTAGTTTGAAGGTTCTTCCTAGCACCAGATGTGTTTAGATCTAGTCTGTACCCCTCTGCCCTCTCACCAATTGACCGGACTCTTTCATCTATCTTAGATGTCTCCAAAGAGAAATCAATATAGTTACCTCCAACACCGGGAGTTCTGAATGATGAGAGAATAGTCTCATGTGCGTTTACAGGCATTCTATTGATGATGCCCTGACCATCCTTGATGTAAATAAATCCGTGCATGGTAGGGGATAGAATATCCTCAAAGATTGACAGTCGCATAAATTGACCGCCTTCTTTGAGATCGATATCTCCACCAGAATCAGCAAACATCCTCAACTCAGCAATTTCATAATCGCCAAGTTTAGTCATTTGATCCATGCTTTTCAGGGAATCAAACTCAGTCATCAATCATCTCCGCTGACAAGTCTTTCAAATTCAACAATCACTTGCTGGACCACTGCGGGATCTAAGATTTTGATAAACCTACGTTGGTTCTGTGCCAAATCAAACTCATGTTGCCTATTGGTAATTGTATAAGTTGAGTTGTTGTCTGTAACATAGTTTTCCAATAGGGAAGCAGTATACCCCGGAGCGACTGAGGCATAATCTGATGAGTCTGCGTATGTGACGCCTACTGTGAATTGTCTTCCGTTGGAGTCTGGTGGTGTGCCATATGGGTCTAAAAATGCACCGGACGAACCATTGTAATTTATAGTTGGTGAGAAAAAGTGGTGGAGAGCATTCCCGCTATCTCGATAGACTCTTTTGATTGTTGCTCTCTGATCAGAAGTTCCACCATCAAGAAAGGCATTGGTGCTGATTACCTGACCAAGCATGTCATCAAAATTCTTGACCTGTGTGGCTCCGATCTTAGACCTATTGGTATCTCCAATAAATTCTTTGATTCGCAATTGTTGTAAAGATGGGTCGTAATCAAGAACCTGACCTCTGATTTCCATCTGATATGGATCTACAACATCAGTGTAGTCATATCCATAAATGGTATCACCTCGCTCAAACCATGTGTCTGTCAACTGGTCCTCCGAGGTCGCCGTTGTCAAGCCAGGATATAGAACTAAAGTGGTTCCCTCATACTTCTTATCAACATATTCATCCAACGAATTTGCATCGTAACCCAGATCGGTGAGGGGATCAATGATGTTATTATACAAAGCAAGAACCCAAGCAAAATCAGGGCGACCATAGACTTCATCTGCGATGGTATCTAATCGATCACCATCTCGAACTCTGTATTCGGTAAACAGATCCCGACCAACTCGTATCTCCTCTTTGAACGCCACTCTACGGAGGATGTCCTTAGCACGGAAAAGAGTCTTGCCGTCAAACGTGTAGTTTATGTCTGGAAAGTGCTTGAAATATTCCATCAGAAGCCTGCCTTGATGTGGTTCCTGCTGAGTGCTTCTGCCTCTTGGAAACTTAGTGATAAGGTTAGTTGGGTTGGTGTTCCATCTTCGAACGATGTCATGTACTCATTGGGAGTATAGTTTGTTTGCACGCTAGTAAGGTACGCTCTGGGGAACTTAGGCAGATTTGTATTTTCTCTGGAGATACCATTTCTAACAATGAAAGGGTGAATTTCAAACTCAGATGGGAATGAGTAGAATGCCCTGTTTGGCGATACTTCTGGATATGCGTGGAACCTAAACATACGAACAATTTGCAATGCTGCCTCTGCTTCTGTCCGAGATCTGGGAGAGAAGTTGAAAGACATGTCATACGTTCTGATCTGTACTCCCTCGAACGTCATTTCTTTTCTTGGGTTGGACACTGCACCGACGATTGAGTTGAATGCTTGTTCTGTATTCATGTCAGCACCTACGAATTTGGAAACGGTATCCACTGCGCCCAGTCCCGCTGCCATTGCTTTGGGGAAAAAGGTCGCGAGCATATTACCTTCCAGAATTCCCTTGACCGTACCGAAGTTATTTTCTGTGTATGACAAGTTATCACTGAGTTGAATGCCTGTATTCATTCCAAGGACGATCACATCTTTGGTATCTGTCTTGGCCTTTGCAAGTCGAGTATCTGCAATAGTCTTATTGAATCCAGCCAACCCAGTCTCGCCTAAGTTTGCATCTAGAATACCCTGACCTGCATTCGAAATTGCTTGTGATTGCTCTTGTGAATTTCCAGTGATCAGTTCACCAGCAGACTCAGAAGCACCACTCAGTGCCGAGGTAAGTCTGTCGTATTGAGTTTGTAGATTCAAACTCTGACGCTGGAAGATCTTGAACATCAGAAAGTTGGAATACTCTGTGCTTCCCTCTAGATCCTCTGGATACTTGAGGAACTGGCCTTTTCCATCAAAAGAACCGAGAACTCCACTATTGCCATACGACTGTGATGCTTTCTCAAGAATAGACCCTGTAGCCTTGGCATTGAATCCATCTAACTGACTAGATGCACCAACACCATCCGCACCGGCGTCAACGCCCGGATTATTACCAATTGACCCCGGAGATGGGATAAAAGTTTCTTCTGCCATGCGAATCATCCTTTCTGGTGATACATAAGTATGTATGGCATACAAGGGAAAATATAATCCAACAAATCCTCAAAAGTATGTAGGGGATGTGTCCAAAATCGTGTACCGAAGTCTTTGGGAAAGACGGTGCATGAAGATGTTCGATTCAAATAAGAACATCATGAAATGGGCATCAGAGGAAGTCGCTATTCCATACCGATCTCCGAAAGATAATCGAGTACACAAGTATTATCCAGACTTCATAATCGAACAAAAAAATAAAAAAGGCAAGGTTGAGACTGTCATGATCGAGGTCAAGCCAAAGAAGCAAACCGCTCCACCGGCCTTACCCAAGTCAGGCAAGAAGAACAAGAGATTCATTGTCGAGGCATTTCAATATGCTGTGAATAAAGCAAAATGGAAGTCCGCAGTAGACTTCTGTGAACTACGGGGTTGGAGATTCGTTATTCTTACAGAGGACGAAATTCTATGAGCAAAGATATCGACAATCCGGTTGCTTTACTTTCTGATTACATTAGAGGGATCAAGGGTGAGTCTAAGGATCTACTAGATCCAATTCAACAAATCCACAGTACCGGCAGAGACATTCCTCGTTCAACAAGACTTAGTGAGGGTCACCTCTATTTATTCACATACAATCCGGTGACAAAAAGAAAACTGCCTTACTACGATACTCTTCCCCTAGTCTTGATGTTGGAAAGAAAGAACGATGGTTTCTTTGGAGTGAACCTCCACTACTTAGATCCCAGACTAAGATCAGCAATGCTAAACAGACTGATTGATTCGAGATTACAAAAAACTGAAGACTTTGCCAGAATTAGAGTTGATTATGAGTACCTAAAAGATAAACCACAGTATGTCCCATTGGTTCCCTGCTATAAATACTATCGGTTCAATCGTATTTCTTCGAAAGTGGTTGAGATTGAATTTGAGGACTGGTCAACCATAGCAGCGATGCCTATTGAGATTTTCAGAAAGACATCTAAGCGAAGAGTGTTTGCTGATAGTCGAAGAATAATTCGAGAAGAAAAGAAACGTAGAGGGAAGAACTAATGCCGTTGAATCCAAACGTAGCAGATATGGTGAGTCGAATCACTCGGTTCGGCACTGCCCCGACAAACAGATATGCTATCGATTTTAGCAACACACCTTCGGGGAATAGGATTATTCAATCCACTTACCTTACCAAAAGATTGAGTGCATCCCTAGAAACAATCTCGGTTCCCGGTGTGGGCATTGCGTCCAATCCACAGAGGTTTAGTTCGGGCCCTGAGAGAGAAATGCCTTACGGTAGAACATACGAACAATCAATTGACATGACTTTCCTAGTCGGTGCTGATTATTTCGAAAGACAGTTCTTCACCGACTGGATGACAAAGATTCAAAACCATGGCACAAATACGTTTGGATACTACAAGGATTATGTCTGTGATATGACAATCTCTTTGTTTGATCGAAAAGATAGAGTCAGATATGCGTGTAAACTATACGAGTCTTGGCCAAAGAGTGTTCAGTCATTCGAGGTGGGTGCCGAAACAGAGGGACTCATCAAGCAAACAGTTACTATGGCATACAGATGGTGGGAGCAAGTCGAACCGTTTAGTGGTAGACCAATCAACCCGCAAACACAAGGATCCGCAGGCGGACCAAATACCCGTCTTGGTTTAGATCTACCAGCAGTCGCCAAGAAAACAGGCGCACCAGAATCTATCGCTCTAGGAGGTAGAGTTGTAGAAGGTACTAGAATTACTGAGTGAAATAAATAGGAGTTATTGAATGAGTCTACCAACATTATCAACACCAAAGTATCAACTGACACTTCCGTCAACACAACAGACGGTAACATATAGACCCTTTACCGTTCGTGAGGAAAAGAACCTCCTGATTGCGATGCAATCGAACAACAAAAATGACCACATCGGCACAGTGGTGAATGTGATCTCAACGTGTCTCGATGAGGATATTTCCGTAGAAGACTTGACCATGAATGATATTGAATATCTTATGGTCAAACTTAGGACCACATCGGTCGGCGAATCTGTCACGATGAAGGCAACATGTGAAGAGTGTGAAGCGTCTCAGGCAGTCGAAATTGATCTAACAGATTTTTATGTGAAGGGTGATTCGAAAGATGGAGATCGCATCCCCCTAGCAGATGGCATCGGACTTATCATGCAACTTCCCAGACTTAGAACTACTAAGAAGTTTGCCGCCATGAATACAGACAAGATGAAAATTGATGATCAGTTCTCAGTAATCGAAACGGCAATCGCAGGCGTGTATGATGATAAACAGACATACAGACTTCGAGATCAGGATCCAGAAGAGAACAAGAGATTCATCGAGTCGATGACAACAGATCACTTGCAGACAATCACAGAATGGATTTCTGACGCACCGAGAATGTGTAAAGACGTTGTGTGGACATGTAGTGAATGTGGTCATGAAAACAAGATCGTTGTGGAGGGACTCAGCGATTTTTTTACCTGATGATGCAACATGATAGTCTGGAGTCGTACTTCCAGAATAACTTTATCATGCTGCAACATCATAAGTGGAGTTGGTCGGATCTTGAATCAATGCTGCCTTGGGAAAGGCACGCATACATAATGCTGCTGAAACAATACCTAAAGGAAGAAGAGCAAAGACTCAAGGAACGAAACCGTGGCTGACGAAACTACAAACAAGTTTAGTGATTCCGTAGACAAGTTCTCGTCCGCCGTCGAGGGTATGGGTGGTAAGCGTGGCGGTGGTGGCGGCAAAGGTCGCGATCTATCCAATGTCAAGCGAGATGAAAAGGGTCGCATCCAGAAGAAAGAGGAAGCGGTTGAGGAGAAAAAGGAACGCAAGAGTCTTGTGTCCGCAATCCTTGGACTTGAAGGTAGCATCTCCGCTCTGAAAAAAGGCACTGGCGAAGGCGCGAAAAAAGTAAAGATGGGTCTTGGTGGAATTCTTGGTGGACTTCTTGGTGGTGGAGTTCTTGCAGCACTGGGTGGGTTCTTTGGTCCTGAAGGTAGACTCCCACTTTTCGCAGCGAGGATCCTTGCATTGTCTGATGATGTAATGGGGATTGCAAAGAAGATCGAACCATTCCTCGGAACAGGCGGAAAGATCGCGAAGATTGGACTGAAGTTCCTCGGTCCCCTAATGATTCTAATCGACGGAATCACCGGAGCGATCAAGGGATTCTTAGGATCGGATGAGGGTAACATTGGTGCCCGACTCATGGATGCAGTTAGTGGTGGATTCGCTCAAATCATTCAGGGACTAACATTTGGACTCCTATCATATGATGCAGTCAAAGAGTTCCTTGATCCGCTGTTCGAACCAGTCAAGTTATTCTTTGCCAATATCGGTGCAATCTTCAGTGACCCCGAACTATCGATCTTTCAGAAACTCGGTCTGATCTTCGAAGAGTATATCTTCACGCTCAAAGAAAGTATCAGGGCACAGTTCGAAAGAATAGGTGCTTTGTTTGGAATTATCTACGACACAGTAGTGGACAACTTCTCCATAGAAGGCATTGGTAACATGATTGCCGGTGCAGCACAAGGCATTAGTGATGCGTTCACTTCCGTTGGTGAATTTATCTACGAGCAGTTCAAGTTTCCAATCACCTTCTTTGCGATGAAGGTTGACCAGATTGTTTCTATTATCAAAGAGCAGTTCTTCAGTCTCGCAGCGAGTGTTATCGACTTAGTTCCAAGTTTCCTGAAAACGGATGGCATGGAAGAGATGCAAAAAAACTTTGCTAAAAATGCAGAGGCAGAGGCGAAGAATAGAGAATCAACAAGAAGAATGTATGAGGCGGAACTTGCTCGGGTAGCAGAAGAAGAGTTCAAAGAACAGGTTCGAGGTCAGGCCAAGAGGCTTGAACGACTCAAGAGATACGGTGATGCTACAGCATATAACCGAGAACTTGAACGAATGGATAGAAGATTTGATAGTCCCGCAGACGCAAAACGGGCCCGTGCGATGCTCGGTCGTGACAGTGAACTCCTTCAAAGAATGCCTACCGAAGCGGAACTCAAAGAACAACAAGAGGCAACCACTTCCGCGAATAGGGTTGCTCAAGCAGCGGGGGTTCAGAACACCGTCACCGTTGTAGACAATTCAAGTTCTCCCGTTCAAAATATGGCCATGCCAAGACCAGCAAGAAGTGACACACAATCATCTGGTGCAGCAATCGCCGCGGCCGCAGGGTAACAAAAAAGGGCAGGTCAAAGACCTGCCCTCTTCGCGAGAATACTATTTTTTAGTTTTCTCTCATCCCTCTCCGGCCAACTTGGAGAAGTAAGACATTGCGTCTTCTTCTTCAGACGGAGCATCATTAGTAGTCTCTTCAGTCGGAGTTGAGTCCGAACCGAAACGACTGTTCACGTTCTCCTGAGCGGGAGAATCCATCTCCTCCGCCCGACCAGTAACGGGGCCCGATGTTCCAAGTACACGTTCGAGACGTTCCTTGAGTTCATCGTATGACTTGAAGGCATCAGAGGTAACAAACTCCTGAAGGGAGTTCTGACCTTCCCAAAGGGCCTTCAACTTTTCATCATCTCCATCAAACAATGTAGAGACTGAATCGAATTCCGACTTGTCGTAGTTTAGGAAACCAGCGACCTTTCGGATACGCAGACGGAAGTTAGCACCCTTCCAGAAGTCGAACGGAATGATCGCTTCTTCATCTGCAAACTGAGGCTTCATAGCCTCCTGAATCTTGTCGAAGATCTTCTGACCATAACGGTAGAGGAAGACCTTACCCTCATTCTCCGGGTTACCCGGATCAGAAACGACGAGGATGTTAGAAACGTAGTTCTTCTTCCTCTTGAACTTCTGAGACACAAGATCCTTGTTGGACTGCTGTCCACTGTTCCAGAGTTTGGTGTTCATCTCTGAAACGGGATCCTTTTCACCGAGAGTGGTACGCGAGTTTTCGATGTACCAACCACCGGGGCCTTGGAACCCATGAGAGAAGTAAAGGACGTAAGGCATTTCCTCGTTCTTGGGTTCTGGGAGGAACCGAACGATTGCAGATCCAGTGCCCGCATCATCGAGAGTGGGCTTCCAGAAACGATCATCCTTGTATGACTTCTTCTCATCACTCGCGGCAAGACGCGAGATCAAATCAGTTGTGTTACGCTTTTTCATTGATTCAAACGACATAAGTTCTCCTTTGTTGTGAACTGTTTTCGACTGGTTTATTGTACAACCACATTGACATCAGTCAAGATCAAAATGGAAGTTTTGCTGTTTTTGGTAGAAGGTTTTTATCTTCTGCTTCACTCTGAATCCTCTCGACGATAGGCTTTGTGAGATACTTGGCAACAAAGCCAGGTTCTACGCCCATTTCATCAGAGGTCTGAATGACTGCATCCATATACGGGAGATCCTCGTCAACAACGAGTTCCTCAATTCTTTTTGGGATAGATACAGAGTAGTCTTCCTCGTTCGTTAGCATTGCGAATCCTTTCAATAGAACAGAAGAAGTATAACACAGGACCGAATTTAGTCAAGCATACATACTATGTATCCCGTAAAAATGGAGAAGGATAATGGCCGGAGCAGCAACCGCAGCAGACAATATTACACTCAACTTAGGCACAGGTGGTGCCGACGTTGCAACTGAGTTCATCTCTGGAGTAGGACACGTTCAGGTTGTCAAAGTGGATGTTGGTGATGCCAACACAAGTACACTTGTATCGACTAGCGATCCACTCCCAGTACAAATTCAAGGTCTTGGTAGTACAAGTGGTAGAGACTTTGATTTCTTCCCAGTCGCAGGTAGTACTGATGGGTCTACGCCTATTGCAGTTTCCATCGCAGGTGCAACTCTTACAGTTGAAGAAGTAGGTATCTCTGGTGGTACTCTCGATACCGTTCACAGAGTCGATGAAACTTACCTGATGGGCGGATCTGCTGGTTACACAGCGATTGATGTCAAGGTTGTTTCTACCGATGTCGCAGGACAGGAAATCGGAGTCACCGCAGGAGCAGGTGGAGTTGAAGTAACTGGTAGTATCGACATCGACAATATTGCGATGCCAAGTGCATGTACAGCAGGATACGTTCTTGTTGGAACAGCGGCAACTGCCGGTCTATCATCCTTTGCCCTAGAGTCTGGTCTGAAACTGAAGAACTACATTCAAGACAATGACTTGGGTAACTCCGGTGGCGGATACTTGACGATTGGTCCAAGCGGCCTGGCCATTGGATCATTCCCCAATGGGGCAACTAATGGATTGATTCTCGCTCCCGGCGAAGAAGTCTTCCTAGAGATCGCAAACACAAACTTGATTCAAGTCACTGCAACAAACAGAGGTGCAGGTCTAGACAACCAAGTCGCTTTGTCATACTTCGGATCTTGAGGTAATAATTTATGAGACACGGAAAGCAGTCAAGACGCATCCGTGGTAGTTCCAGTGCTATCACCATATCATTGAGTTCAGCGGTGACTGGTCCAACTGGTCACGCTCTTACCTCTATCGATTTGGAACATGGTCCAACAAATAGTGGTGCAACTACCGATGGCATCACCAATGCGGGACTAACCGTCCCTGCAATGGTTGAGGCTGCACACTTCACTATTCCTTCTGTGGTATCTGCTTCAGTTCCTACTGACACCTTCCGACAGGAGGTCTTTCCACCAAACCATGAATTAGCAGGCAGAAACAACAATCTTATTCGAGATCTCCAGTTTCAAATTGGTTATACTCAGATTCTCGATGCTGCTACATCAGGTCAAGCAGGATGGACACAGGGCATTGCTAATGCCTCTGGTTTGGGGGCCCCGAGTCAAGGTTCCAATTTCAATCTGCGGGATTCGAATCTTGCTCTGATTGGTAACTGGCATGAGGTAGAAGGCAGTCTTCTTCGATCCTTTGGTGATTTTGGTTTTGCTGGAGAAACTTCAGCGACCGCAGGAATTACCAAAGGTCAGGGTTTTGCCGCTGACGATGAAAGATCGAAATCATTCACACCAATCATCACTGAAAGATTTCTAAACACAGATCCTTCGATAGATGATGAACTTCTC